ACTCGGGTAGGTGAGGCTGAGTTGTTGGCGTTTTGTGGGATTCCGGTGCCGGTTACGGCGCCGGTTTTGCCGCCGGCAGCGCCGGCGGAGGGCGCTTAAGTGGATTGTGAACGTTGCGCTTATTTTGATTTGATAGGTTACGGGCCGTATTGCCCGTGCCGTCATGTTGACGGCAAGTGTGTAACTCCCGTTACTCGGGAGGAGTTGAAGTTGTTACGTGATATGGAAGTGAATGCTGAAAGCAGCCCGGAGGATAATGCGCGCGCGCGCGAGTAACGCGTGTGCGTGGCTGTTGCCGGGCGATTGAGGCTGTTTTTCATTTACATTTTATTGGAAACGAATACCCCACGTTTGTTTTGTGGGGTATTCGTTTTCAGAGATTTTCAAATGGAAGACGACGACGGTCGTCTGATTTGTATATCTTGTACCAGTGTGGTACAGTTGTTGATCGCTCGCCCAGCTGTGGAAGCCTGGGCGAGGACCGACTTGGTGGTCAGCGTGGCCTTTTTTGTATAATTGTTTTACCTAGTTCTGGTGTTGCATTTTTTTCTTGTTCTGTTATTGGTGTGAGTGTGAGTTGCTGCTGTTGCAGCTTTAGGATTAGAATGTGGTCTTGTGATTCGCCGGCGAGTTTCGCTTGGCGGTCACGTTTGGTTTTGAGCATGCGGAGCAGGCTCTTTGGAGTTGGCACGATTTTTTCAATCTGTGCGATTTCTTCGAGCGTGTCGGCGTAGGCTTTGTTTTGCCGTTCGAGGTTGCGTTCGAGACGATCGATCATGTCTTGCATGTTGCTCCTAAGGTTGAAGGTATTATTAATATAATACCGGATTTGTATTTGTCAAATTAAGATATTTTAACTTGACATGGACCGGAGTGTCCCCTATTTTGCACAGGGTTGTCTTGGTCCTCCTGTGTGCTGAGTGGAACGAAGTTCGAGCAGCGTGCAGCTGCTCTTTACCTGGTGGGGTCGGAGGCCTGCCGATTAGGATCAAGGCTGTCCCCACCAGTTCCTTTTTGAAAGGGTAGGTTTTTATGCCGAGACATAATGTGAACAAGCGGCGTTCGGCTGGTAAGTTTCGCCGGCAGGTTCGGAAGTCGAGGGCTGTGAATTTTGCTCGGCCGGGTCGTGGTGGTTTTCGGTTGTAATGTCGTGTTATCGGCCGTTACCGGCGTATCAGGACGCGGCGGGTGACGCGCCGCGTGTTGGATATTGGGCCGGTGAGCAAGGGCGTAAGCTGGAATTGCCGTGTGGGCATTGTACCGGGTGCCGATTGGATCGGCGTTCGGAATGGGCCACGCGGTGCGTGCATGAGTGTCAGCTTTACGACCGGAATTTGTTTGTTTCCATGGATTATGCCCCGGAGCATTTGCCGCTGTCCTTGTCATTGGAATACAAGGATATGCAAGGTTGGTTGAGGCGTGTCCGTAAGGACATGCGGGGTGTTAGTGCTGGACCGAATGGAAAGTATCCCATTCGGTTTTTTCTTTCTGGCGAGTATGGGCCGCAGACTAAGCGGCCTCATTGGCATGTGATTTTATTTAATGCGTGGTTCCTTGATTCGCAGCAGTTGTGGAATGGTACTTGGCGGTCGACGCAAGCGGAAAAGTTGTGGCCTTATGGACGTGTGGTGATTGGAGAGGTTAATGCGGCGTCAATTGCCTATGTTGCAGGGTATACGACCGATAAATTTTATGGTCGTGACGCTGCGGATCATTATGAGGACGTGGTCAACGTTTCGACTGGTGCGATTACGGCACGGCGTCCGGAGCTTGTCAGTATGTCCCGGCGTCCTGGTATCGGGTGCTGGTGGTATGAGCGGTTTTCTAGTGACCTTTTCGGTCGAGTTGGATCGGCCCACGATTTGGCTATTCGTGAGGGTAAGAAAAGGAAAGTACCGCTCTATTATTATAGAAAGTTTCAATCCGACGGTGATCCTAATTCCGTAGAGGAGGTGCGGGAAGCGCGGATTGCGCGAGCCGCTGAGGTGGATTTGTCGGAGTCGAGTGTTGAGCGGCGTGCCGCTCGCGAGGAAGCTGCATTCCGCAAAATGCGGACTATGCAGCGTAGGGATTCCTTTTAGAAAGGGTGACGAGGTGATTTTATGGACATGCGTATGTATTCTGTGTATGACCGGAAGTTGCGGGAGTATGGATCGGTTTTGTTAGCGCCTAATGACGGTGTCATGGCGCGGACAATTCTTACAGGTGTTCGTGGTAGTTCGTCTCTTATGGAAAAGTACCCGGAGGATTTCCAAGTTGAATATCTTGGAAATTTTGATATTTCGACGGGTCTGGTAACTCCGGTCGAGGGTCGGCCGGAGATTGTTATTTCTCTTGAGAAGTTATTGGAGGTTGATAATGCCGCGCGGTAAAATGCGGTCGGTGGAGCCGAGCCGTTTTAGTATGGTGCCGCGTAATGACGTGCCGCGTAGTGCGTTTGATTTGTCTCATACGCATAAGACTACGTTTGACGCGGGCCTCCTGATTCCGGTTTTGATTCATGAGGTGTTGCCGGGTGACTCTATGCGCTGTCGTATGACTGCACTTGCCCGGCTGTCTACTCCGATTGTGCCAATTATGGACAATATTCATTTGGAGTCGTTTTTCTTTTTCTGTCCGAATCGGTTAGTGTGGGACAATTGGGCTCGGTTTATGGGCGAGCAGGCGAGCCCGACGGACTCGACGCAGTTTTTGGTTCCGCAGGTTCCGGTGTCCAATGCGGAAAGCGGTGCTGTTGGTGGTTTAGCGGATTATTTTGGGATAACACATGCGGTTTATGGCGCGGGTACGCCGCATGACGTGAATGCGTTGCCGTTTCGTATGTACAATTTAATTTATAACGAGTGGTTCCGGGACGAAGATTTGCAGACGTTGTTTTCGGTGCCGCTTGACGACGGGCCGGACGATATTACGGTGGATCAGTATCAGTTGCATTATCGTGGCAAGCGCCACGATTATTTTACGTCGGCCCGGCCTTGGCCGCAGAAACCGGGCGCTGTTGGTGACACGGGTTCGTTAGGTGGTAATGCGAATCTTTTTGTTCCCGGTGGAGCGTTCTCGCTTGAGGCTTCAAAGCAGTTTCTTGGTCGTGGCGTTGGGGCGCCGGTTAGCGGTATTGGTGTGTTGACGGCCACGCCTCCGGTTGCGGGTGGTTTGCGTAATCAGAGTGGAAATCGGTCTACGACGTTTCCGTTGGTGTATCAGTCGGATATTACGCCTATTGCTTTGGACGCACAGTCTGCAGGTAATTTTCCGGACGTGCGGGTTTTGATTAATGATATCCGCACGGCGAATCAGATTCAACTTTTAATGGAGCGCAATGCGCGTGGTGGTACTCGCTATACTGAGATCGTGCGTAGTCATTTTGGTGTGTTATCTCCTGACGCGCGCCTTCAAAGACCGGAATATTTAGGCGGAGGGCACACTAGTGTTACGGTTAATCCTATTGCCTAGACCTCTGCTACTGGTGAAGCTGGCACGACGACGGTTCTTGGTGAACTTGCAGGAATTGGTTCTGCTGTTGCCGATCGTCATGGTTTTTCTACTTCGTTTACTGAGCATGGGTTTGTTATTGGGTTGGTTAATGTACGTGCTGATTTGACTTATCAGCAGGGGATTAATCGTATGTGGAGTCGGCGAGGGCGTTATGATTATTACTGGCCGGCACTGGCTCATTTGGGTGAGCAAGCGATTGAGTCGCGAGAGATTTTTGCTGCGGGCCACGCCGACGACGATTTGGTGTTCGGGTATCAGGAGCGGTGGTCTGAGTATCGGTATCTTCCGAATCGTATTTCTGGTGGTTTTCGTTCGACGATTCCATTGGCTCTGGATATGTGGCATTTGTCGCAGGAGTTTGCGACGCGGCCGGTTTTGAACGACGCGTTTATTATTGAGAATCCGCCAATGGATCGGGTGTTGCAGACCGATACGACGATTGGTTTTCAAGTGTTGTTTGATTCGGTGTTCGATATCCGTATGGTGCGGCCGTTGCCTATGTTTTCGATTCCGGGCATGGGTCCGAGGTTGTAAATGGATCCGTTTCTTATGTTTATGTTGGGCTCGTCGGTTCTTACGAATGTTGCTAATTCTGCCGAGGCGGCGCGTAATCGCCGCTTTCAGGAGCGTATGAGTTCGACGGCCCACCAGCGGGAGGTGGCTGATTTGAAGGCCGCTGGTTTGAATCCTATTCTTTCTGCGCGCGGTGCGGGTTCTTCTACGCCGGGTGGTGATCGCGCGCAGTTCGAGAGCCCGGGGAGTAGTGCTATGGCGGCGCGTATGGCTAACGCGCAGTTAAAGTTGTTGGAGGCGCAAGCGGATCGTGAGGGCGCGAATGCTGGTTTAGCCCGCACGCAGGCCGCGGATATTTCGAGCACGTTTAGTGGTCGTTCGCAGTTATTGTCTGCACAGGCGGACGTAGCGCACATGAATGCAGCGCAGATCCGCGCTGTGTTGCCTGAGGCCTTGAATAAGGCTAAGGCAGAGATTTCTTCTCTTTCGAGTTCGGCCGAGGCTGCTCAGGCTCGTGCTGCTCTGGATCGTGCGGCAGAGACTGGCGCTTTGAATGAGGCCGAGTTTGCTCGTATGATTGGTTCCGCTGGTCCTGCGACGAAGTTTTTTATGAACCTTTTGCGGGAGATTAACCGGAAATGACGGAGCAGTATCAGGCTGTTAAGCGTGGTCGGTTGCCCGGGGTGGATTATGTAAAGCCACGTATTGATACGGGCGACGCGACGTTGGTTCAGCAGCAGTTTAAGGACGAATGCGACGTGAATAATATTGTGCGTCGGTTCGGCCTTGGTCGCAGCCCGGATTTTGTGCCGGGCGGCGTGTATGGTGATTTTACAGGAATTACGGATTATTCGACGGCTTTGGCGGCGATTGATCGGGCGGATCAGGCGTTCATGACGCTGCCGCCCGAAGCGCGGGAGAAATTTGGTAATGATCCCGCGCAGTTTTTGGATTACGCCACTCGGGTAGGTGAGGCTGAGTTGTTGGCGTTTTGTGGGATTCCGGTGCCGGTTACGGCGCCGGTTTTGCCGCCGGCAGCGCCGGCGGAGGGCGCTTAAGTGGATTGTGAACGTTGCGCTT